AACGGTGGGGAACGCAAGGCGATAAGGTATTTCAAGACAGCACATCCGGTGGAGATCACTCACAAAGCGACTTCAACCACACCGATTACAGCAGCGGACAAGCCCACACATACCGCAACACTGCTGAGGTGCTGGAGTACTGGTACAGAGGGCTTCCCAAGGTCATAACGAAGGAAGACAAAGCACTCTTCGAGGAGCAGGCACAGACGCTTCTGGAGAGCGGCAAGGACCCATCGGAAACGGTAGCCAAGGTTGATGGCACAATGGAAGGCGTTCACTGCATCTACGTGACCACCAATGGCGTTTTCTTGGAGCACAAGGCGTATGTCTATGATCACGGTAAATATCCATTTAGCGCACGTACCATTTGCCCAATTGACGGTTACATATGGGGCAAGGGCTTTATGCGAGACATGGTCAAGCCGCAGCAGATGTTGAACCGGTTCGCTGAACTTGCGGTAGAGACCATGAGCAAGCAGGGTAACGCCGGCATGATGTACGAAGAAGGAGCCATAGGTAAGAACCAAGTAAGAGTGTGGCAAGAAACACGCTCCACACCTGGAGCTATGTTGCCTGTGGCTATGGGCGGGATCTCCGGGAATAAAGTCAAGGAACTGCAGGGTGTAGACGTACCCACAACCGTGTTTAACATGATTCAGCATTACCTGGACATGCTGCAGAAGATCCCGGGACAGTTTGACAGCGCCAACGGACAGGCTTCTAGCAACGTCACCAGCGGGGAACAAGCCAAAGCCTTGATCAGTGCAGCCAGCACCCGTTTAAACACCGTCACGGACGCCATACAGGAGACGCTACAGGAAGTGTTCTCGCAGTACATTGAACTGATAGCACAGTTTTACACGACTGAACGCATTGCCCGGGTGACCGGACGTAAGGTGAGCATGAGCCGGGATAGCTTAGTCAATAGTGTGCCCACACAGATGGAGTTTGAAACCGGGGAAATTAAGGATCTGGTGGAAGAGTACGTACCGCTGTTTGATATCAAGGTGAATATTGCTGCGGACAAGCCGGTTGACCGTGAGTACTGGATTCAAATGGCGTTTAACCTGGTGGGTACAATGGACCCGGCTACACAAATGCCTATGATTGACGCTGAAGCGGTTCGGTACACCATCGAGAACGGGCGTATGGAGCCGATGAGCGTGATTCAAGAGCGAATGCAGCAGCAAATGAACATTCAGCAACAGATGCAAGATCTTCAGATGCAGAACGAACAACTTCAAGCAGAGAATCAGGCGACCCAGCAACAAGCACAGCAAATGGATCAGCAACTGCAGCAGGTTAATGAGGAAGACAAACAGTTTGACCGGTCCATGCAAGAGCAGAAAATGCGACTGGAAGCAACAAAAGTTGCAGGAGATTTGCTAACAAAGAGCGAAACTAACAGTGTTAGTAAAAAGTCATGAAGAAAGTCAAAATAAAGCTAGACACTGAGTTATACCACGACTGGGGAACTGTGATGAAATGTTGTGGTAAAACAAAGTGGTTCAACAAAGGAGATTTGGAGCCGGGGAACATGTGGAACTGCACTGATTGCGGTAAATTGTTGCTCGTTGTTGATCATGAAGGTGTAGCTTATTACGTTGGTTCACCTGTATTTGATAGAAAACGCACGTAATGGGCTGCTTGTGAGACTCATTCAGCCCCAATTCAAGCCCCTGCCATAGGGCTATAAGGAGTGTTACCCATGAGTGATGAACAAATCGCCAGCCAGAGCGAAGACGTTCAAGAAGATGCAGTACAAGGTGCCTTGGCAATGTTTGATCTATTGCCGGAGCAAGTTGAAGAACAAGAAATCGAGACCGAGGAAGAACCTCCCGCCATAGAGGAACCGGCCAACGTCCGCAAGGTGAAGTTCAATAAAGAAGAGCGAGAAGTAAAAGAAGAGGAAATCGATTCTCTCCTGCAACAAGGTCTTGCCCTTCCGAAGGAACGTGAGCGCAAGGAACAATACGAATCAGCCTTGAAACGAGCCGCCAAACTCGCAGGGTATGACGATGTTAATCAGTATCTCACGAACCTGGACACCATTGAACAACAAGCCATTGAACATAAATCGAATGAAATTGACGCTTTAAAACAGCAGATGCTTCAGGAATATGCGGATGCCGGCTTTGATCCAGCCACGCTGGAGAACTTCATCGACAATCACCCATTGTTTGTGAACGCTAAAGCTACAGCGGAGCGGGAACAGCAAGCCCTCGCTGCACAGAAGACGCAGCAAGCCGAGGAAGCAAAACTTCAGGGATGGAAAGACCTGTTTGCCAAGTATCCCACACTCGCTGAGACCATGAGCGAAGACGGTAAGGCAGAATGGTTCACGCCTGAACTGGAAGCCAAGGTAGCCCGCGGGTATGACCCTATTGATGCTTACGAACTGGTGAACCGAAACACCATCACTGCTGAGGAACGCCGACTTGCTGAACAGAACGTGCTTAAACAACAACGGCTGAATAAACGTGCTGCAATCGGTACGGATACTGCTCCAGCAGACAATGAACCCGCAGTACCAAAGGAAATAAGTGACGCTTTTGCGCTATTCGGACTTGATCCGAAAGCTGCTAAAAAATACATTACAAAGTGAGGTAAACAACTATGCCAGCAGGATTCAATTTTGTTTTCAATGACTACGGCGCACCTTCACACCGTATTAGTTCCATTATGGCGACAAACGCCGAAGCATTCACCGACGGTGAAGCGGTTAAACTTGCTTCGGGTCGATGGACAAAAGCTACAAACGGTGCGAACATTGCCGGATTTGCTAATCAAACACTTGCCGCAGGTACGAATCAGTACTTGGATGTTGTCCTTGCCCGTGAGGGTGACTGGTTCGAAGCTCCTTACACTGGTACGCCTGACGTAGCCTTTGTTGTAGGCTGTGAAGTGGCAGACGTTGCAACCGATGGAATGTCTGTACTCGCGTCTGACGTGACTGGTGGCCCGTTCTCTGTCCTTGAAGTCAACACCGTTAAAGCAACATGCAAGATCAAAGTCAAAAAACGGGTCTTTTCATAAGAGAGGGGTAAAATAACATGCAAACAGCACTCCAATGGGACAAAAACGTCCTTGAACCGGTATTCCGTGAACTGTATACACGCGAAATGAGCAACAAAAAGGACTACGTTCCGGCGATGTTCGATGTTCAGAAGTCCGACAAGGCGACTGAAAGCGTTGAAATGATCGGCGGCGAAGGGCTGATGGAGGATTGGAAGTATTCCAACAACCAAGTCAAGTACGAAGATGTGGATCAACTATGGCAGAAATACTTCACACACGCCAAGTACTCTTTGGGCCGTGAGATTGATCGTGATTTCGTGGACGATCTGAAACTGACTGCCATTCGTGACCGCATCCGTTCTTTGGCTGATGCCGTATACAAAACGCAGCAGTACCAGGGCGCACAGTGGTTCAACAACGGTATGCTCACTACAACCGCCGTGGACTACCGTGGACGCACGTACAACGCCGCTCTGCCGGATGGACAAGCCTTGTTCTCCACAGCCCATCCGTACAGCCCTACCAACGCTACAGACACTCAGTCCAACTTGATTACCGATGTGCTTTCCATTGACTCCTTTGACACAGCGTTTGTGAAAATGCAGGGGTGGAAAGACGATAAAGGAAACCTGATGTCCGCTATGGGCGACACCTTGTTCGTGGGTCCTGCTCTTCGCCGTACTGCACTGCAAATCGCCGGCCTGCCTGACCCAGGGTCTAAGATGAACTACGAGCCAGGAAGCGCAGACTTCAACCAGAACGTTTATGCAGACGGCAGTATCAAAGTCGTGGTTAATCCGTTCTTCTCGAACTCCACACAATGGGTGCTGGCTGACTCAACGCGAATGATGAACGCCATGAAGTGGTTTAACCGACGCTTGCCCGAGACTGGCTCCATTACAGACTTTGACACGGAAATCGCCAAATACAAAGTTGTGAAACGCTGCTCATTCGGTACGATTGACTGGTCCTTTGCTGTAGGATCAACTGGCGCAGGTGCATAAGGGGGTAGCGTATGAATACTTCATCGATTGGCATTAAGAAGGTCGGTTCTCCGGCCAAGCGGTACGCTTCTAACCTGTTTGCTGTGACAGCTACCATTGACCCTGCGAGTTTGGCAACGGTCACCGGAGCGGTTACAGCGGCTATCACGGTCACTGGAGCGGCATTGGGGGATCGGGTGGAACTCTTTCCACCTGCTGATATGCAGGGTGTGATCGCGTTCGGATATGTGTCCGCGGCGAATGCGGTTAAGATTTCCTTTTATAACCCAACCTTAGCAACCGTGGATCTTGCATCCGGTTCATGGACAATCCATGTGATTAGGAAGTGAAGCGAATGGAGCAAAAAGTCGGGTTTGAAACCAGCGTAAAACCAAATAAAGTAAGATATGTAGCTTTGCAGCGAATCAAGCCAGATATGAACGCTTCTGAAAAGAAGGGTGCTGAAATCTGGAACGAAATGGTGAACTGGATTCGTGACCATGGCGGAATGGAGGACAAGGAATAGGGGGCTTCGGCTCCCTTTTTTCTTTATAAACTATGACAAAATACCGTATAGAAATAGATGCCTTAAATGCTATGATAGAAGCACAGAACAAAACCAATGAACTGCTGGAAAAGCTATTGGAGGTGAATCATGTTAGTACAGGACATACTGGAAGAGATCATCGAGAAGCTGCCGGAGAACACCATGCCCGTAGTGTCAATACTGCGAAAGATAACCCAAGTAAGGGACAGGCTACTACGAAACCTAAGCGCGTCACAGGCGCAAAGCGAGGCGCTAAATCAAACGTTTGATCTAACAGCCGGGAACGGTGAACTAGCGCTCATATGCCCTCCTGACAACGTGACAGAGGTCGCTATTCGTAATGCCATCTACACCAATGTGACGTACAACGATGATTCCTTAGACTGGCTCAGAATCCCGCTGAAACACTTCAATGAGCAAGAACGTGACCCGTACTATTACTTTGTTGCGGGAAAGATCGGTGTATATCCACCGCCACTGTATGATACGTTCTACGGGATTAAAATATTCTACACGCAGGTGATCGGCGCGTTAACGCTGGATGATCTGAACAACGGTAGCGGCTTTGACCCGAACTTTGACATGCTGCTGGTGTATGGCGTGTTGAAAGATATTATGCCCGATAACGGTAACTTTTATAACAGATACCAAGAACTGTACGAGGAATACCGCAACGCCACAAGCGGGTATGAACACTTTGTCATAAAGGGGCGCTGGTAATGAGTCAATATCCGTGGGATAACACCACACAGAATATCGCTGCAGAGAATGATTCGAGGTATGAAACGCCGGGTGGAGCGCAAGCGAAAGCAGACAAGGCAGAACAAGATGCAAAAGATTACACGGACGCTAAACTTAATTCACCAGAGTTACCGATTCCTAACGGTTCGATTGTAGAACGTCACATAAGGGACGAGAATGTTAGTTCACGGACGTTAGCACAGAAGGCGGTACAACGCAGACATATCGAAACAGGTGCGGTAGGGTGGCAGGAACTAGACCCTGCTCTTGTAGCGGACATTGATGATGTGATTATTAACGCTAATTTCGAGCGCATTGATGAACAGTTGGCAGAATCTGAGATCAATGTTAAATATCCACCATCACCGTTAGTCGGCGTTAAAATGGATGGAATAACAAATGATACCGTTGCGTTTGGATTGATAATGAACAAAGCCAAAGAATTAAACGCGAAATTATATCTTCCAGGTGGAACGATTGTTTTAAGTGGAACACTAAACAACAGTGTGCTTAGTCGGATGATCGTAAAAGGTGCTGGCGCTGAAAATACAACAATACGTTTCGTAGGTGATAATCCACTTTTCGATATGAAAGGTGTAAGGGAATTCACTATAACAGATTTGACCATTGTTGTAGATGATACTAATACTTACCCTGTCTTTGATGGAAGATCAAACAGCACAAACGTTATACAAAATAATCGCATAGAAAGAATTAAGATGTTCAGACAAACCAAAGACGGAGTAGGGCTATACTCTGGAATTGTATTAGAATCGATAAATATAGACGGCGGCGTAGTTTACAATTTTATAGCTAATGTAGAAGTCAACTATTGTAAAGATGGAATTTTGCTTGGAGCAATAAAACCGGTAGGTGGAGGTATCGGAGCTTGGGCAACATCAAATCGCATAGTTGACTGTAAAGTAATAAGTGCTTTTAGTAGAGGGGCCGGTGTTTACTTGACACACCCCGTTGGAAACAATGGATGGACGCAAGTATCTACTAATGTATTTGACAATATCATTGTACAAGATGCTGTGTATATATCTGGAACAACCCGATATGGACTTTTAATAGACGGTCAGGTAAACACGTTTAAATCGCCTATGGTGTGGGCAGACGGAACTGAAGATTCATTTTTTGGTATTAGTATTAAAAACACCAACAATAGTATTTTCGGTAATACTATTCAAGGTGGATATATTGAAGGCCAGGTATTTGGTAGAGAGTTGTTAAGGGAAAATGATATCTCTTGTTTTATTCATGAGAGAATAAGTTATACCGGATCGCTTACCTATCAAGAACAGTATAAAAACGCCGCATCTAATTATATATGGAATGGCGACTTTTCTCAGGGCCTAGCGTGGTGGACGACTTCAGGAACTCCGACAACTACTGAAATTGTTAATGATAGTTTAAGCCCAACAGGAAGGGCATACAAACTTACTAAAACTGCGGCATCTGAGTTTTCAATCCGTCAAGACGTACTAAATAAAGATTCGTATGTCGGGAAAAGACTCATGGCAACGGCTTGGGTTAGAACAAATCAAGCCAGCGGACAAGATATAGAAATATACTCAAGTAAAGATGTTAACTACGCATCTAACTTTAAGAAAATATATAACAATCGGTACATGAGAATCAGCATACCTTTTACTGTAGATTCAACGGTAAATCTTCGCGTTGCAGTTCGTGTGCTTTCTCCATATGTAGCAAACTTAGAATTATATGTTGCGGCAATCGTGTTGACCGAAGGAAATACTTTTAATATTGCAGATTTACCTGTTAATCCATTAGGAAAAATAGGGGCATACGGTTCATCATCAATATTGCCTAACTCCACTGGTGTGGTTTGCACGCATAATTTAGGTTTTTATGTACGGGGCGATAACATTAGAGTAACTCTGAAAAATAACATGGGCGCTGCTACAAAATGGTGGGTTTCTAACATACAACAAAACTCATTTGATTTACACACCAATGTTGCTCCTGATCCTGGAGGAACAATAACCGCTGATTTTGATTGGTGTATTGAAATATAAGAAAGGAGGCCACTCATGGGAACACGCTTAGAACAACTTCAAGCCGCAGCCAAAGCCAAACAAGCGGCAGGACAACGAGGTGATCACACATGACACTACCATGGCAAGGCACCACACCGGAGATCAGCGCAGAAGCAGACTCGCGGTATGAAACACCGGGAGGGGCACAGAACAAAGTAAACGTCTCACAGGCGTACTTTCTAAACTTACTAAAAATTGCGGTCACAGGTCTAAATAGTGGGTCTGAATCGGCAATAGCAAGGTACAGCGAACCGTATGGCATTGCATATGAGTGGTTGCAAGACCGCTTAGATGAAGCGGACAGAAGAGATATCAGTTATGAAAACCGGATCTCACTTCAACCTATTGCAATTGATCGCTTCCGTGTATTGTCTAGAGAGCTTAACAAAGAGTCTGCTATTGTTGTTATTGGGGATTCAATTTCCGAAGGTTCCACAGCAACCGATTTCCAAAATGATGCTTATGTGGGCATCCTCAGGAAAGCATTGAACATAGAATATGCAAACAAAAACTTTGGTTATGAAAGTGTTTATGTCGATCCTACCAAAAACAAATACCACACCTTAAGTTCGTTTAACTTCTCCTTAGACCTTAACCCTAATTATTACGGGGGAGTAGTGGCAAAAAGCGTTATCAACGGCGCTTATTTGATTACAACATACATTGGAAAGGACCTAAAGTTAGTCTATGCAGGACGTGCAGACGGTGGTGTTTTAAGTGTGACAGTAGACGGAACGTTATGGGGTTATATAGATACTAGCGTGATCGGTAATTATCCAAATGGTTGTATCTCACTTCCGATCATTACCTCAACGTGGGACGAGCATGTTGTCATTTTTCAAAAAACAGACACCAAACCGACGGATATTTGTGGAATGATTTACTATGAAGACGTGAATAAGTTTCAGCCGATGGTTCAAAATGTGAGTCGTTCGGGCATTTATGCGTCACAGATCCCTAACACCATCTTAGAACAGTACACTGAAAACAAAATGGTGATCCTTGCGCTTGGTGTGAATGATTTTGGAGTTTCTGCTTCGGTTTCTTTGTATCGTTCAAAACTAGAATATGTCGCAAGTCGCATTGCTACTAGTAAAGGGACGCTGATCTTCGTTGATTTCATATTCAGTGAGCCATCCTCAAACCTTTATAAAAAAGCGATGCGAGAAGTGGCGTTGTCTTATCCGCAGTTCGGTTACATCGACTTTGCAAAAGTTTGGTTTGGTAACACTGCTGAAAATATAGCTTCGGGATTATTAAATCCAGATGGCGTTCATCCTACTGACTACGGGCATGAACAGATTGCACAGGTATTATTGCGTAATCTTAACCTGCCTTACTCCAAACAATCAGTTAAATACGTTCCAGATCCGAGCTTCGTACCCCTAAGTTTGAAAAATGGATGGACAGCGTTCAATTCTGGCACAGACATCCCCGCTTATCGCTTAGGAATAGAAGGGATATTGACACTACGAGGGATTCTTAAACCAGGTACATTATCCGTTGGGGTTGTGATGGCTACTCTTCCAAAAGGGAGAAGACCTAAGAAATTAAAAGTCATTGCAACCACAGCCAATGGATTGCCTACGGAAATTAAGATCAACACAGACGGCACCGTTGTTTTGTCAGGAGAGAACGGAGCGGACTTTGTAACCTTGGATAATATCAGCTTTCAGATTGATTAGGGGGCGTTTGAATGTTAATTAGTGCGATCATTACAGAAGCGGACATTATCGTCCCGAATGAAGTTTCCGTCCAAGATAAAGTCATTGTTTTGACAGCGTTAAACCAAGACTTTTTTAATGTGGTTAAGATTCCGCGAATCGCTACTTTTATACCCATTAAAGACCAGACAAATTACAGTTTACCTACCGATGTCAGACTTAAAAACATTGACCTTGTGATGTGTGGCGTAATCAAGTATAAAGAGCTTCTACCTAGCGCCACTAACCCTATGGAGAACACTTTCACTTTTGATGATTCCGTGTATACCCTTTCTTTACGTCCTGCACCGTACCAAGCAGGGCTACAAGCGCTTGTGAGATATAATCGTATTGCGACTAGTATCTTTAGCTCAACTAACTTAAATGTATCGCCTGATTTCCCAGAGGAATACCATTATAGTTTGGTGCTTGGACTAGCTGCTTACCTTGCTCAAACGCAGGATGATGCGATTAAAGCTTCAAACTATGAGAACCAATACAAAGCGATGTGGAACGTATCAGCACAAAACTACGCCAAGGAGGTAACGCAATGATCCAATACCCGTTATCTCAGGCGCAGGACGTAGGTGGCAAGCTGTCACCCATCACCAACAGAGTATTCAAAGGCGTGAACACCTACGATTCCCTCATGATTGACGACACCTACTTCACAGACTCCCGCAACCTTTCCACCGAATCCTTCCCGGCTGTTTCCACAAGGCCGGGATATTCCGTATTAGGAACCTATGGAACTGCTGTATTGGGCATAGGCTTCTACAAGTCGGAACTTCATGCCGTGTTCAATGACGGAACGTGGAGACGTTACAATGGAAGCTGGACCACTCTCGCGTCTGGTCTATCCACGACAGAGAAATGGGCGTTCACGGTCTTTCAAGGCGCATTCAGTGAAATCAACCTAATCGGCGCTAACGGAGTGACCACAAAGCGGTACAACGGATCTACGGTGGCTGATTTAACTGGAGCGCCAGCAGGACTAAGATACGTCACCACGTACTCTAATCGGATATGGGGAGCGGTAGGCAAAGAACTTCACTCCTGCCAACTCGATAATGCGGAAGTCTGGAACGTGTTCACGGCTACGGACGACGTTCCCTTTATCAAGGACACCGAATCCATGCGCGGGGAAGACATTCAAATGCTTTCGGGGAGCTTGTCTAAACTAACTATAGGTATGCGTAACGCACTGTTTGAACTCTATGGTGACTTAACCTCTAACTTCTCTGTAAAGCTCGTTGTGGACGATGTGGGCGTGTTAAACAACGAATCCGTATGCACACAGCGTGGCATGATGCGAATCATTGACGAACAAGGGATATACGACTACAGCGGCGGCACGATACCAGACAAAGAATTCTCCGATATTGTGGGCGGATACCTGGGAACGCTCAGCAACACCTGTGCCGGTGCAGATGTGGACAACCTCTACTTTAAGACCACAACGAATACTACTTTAGTCTACGATTCACGTACCGGCGTGAATGCGTGGTCTGTATGGTCTGGATTCAACCCTACGGCCTTCGCTTCACTGGACAATCAAATGTATGTCGGCGACTCTACGGGCCGTGTACTGAAGCTAGAGGGGCTGACAGACGGCGGCACAGCCATAGCGTGGTATGCCATAACCAAACCATTCACAAATCAATCCATTGCGCAAAAAATGCGGTGGTACAAAATGTTTGTCGTGGCTGAACTTGCTGAAGGCAGCACGTTTAAAGTCGAGTTGTCCAAATCAGTAAGCGGCAGCGATTGGGAAACGGTGCAAAACAGCACCGGTGGAGGATTAGGCGCAAGGAGAATCATCATTCCCGTATCCAAATACGCAATTGAAAACTATATCCGGGTGCGTTTTAGTGGTACGGGATACATGAAAATGCACGAATACACCAGAGTACAACGGCAACTACCGCTTTATTAAGGAGGGTTACAATGGCAACATGGAAATCATCTGCTTTGTCCGCACCACCGCAGACAGAAGATGTGGCAGAACTACGGACCTATCTGAAGACTACGATCAATCAGTTTGCGATAATGATGAAAGAGCTTGATTACGTATTGAACGGTCAGATTGATTTTCGTAACGTTCGTGCTAAATCTATTGATGCTGAACGATTAACTGTAGATGAACTGTCTGCAATCACCGCAAACATGGGTAAATTAACTTCCGGGGAGATTTATGGTGCATACATCGCAACAAGAGAGGCCGCATACCCTAGAGCGGAAATGAAGAATACTGACGACCTGTTTGGAACATACTTCGATGCCGACAACTATATTAAGTACAAGGCAGACTATGCCGGCGCTCCTGCTATCGAGTTTTACACAGCAGGAACATTAAGAGCCAGACTCAGCACACTACTAGGCGGACTGCAGGTCGATTCACCAAACGGGACAAATCTAGACGGGATCAATCGGTTTCAAGATTGGACAAAGATACTTAACACCGCCACAAATCGAACGCTTCAAGACGAATTAGACGACATAAACGATTATTTTGCGTTGATTAATTCCAGCTTAATTTCGATTGATGCCCGGTTAACGGCCGGCGGTCTGTAAAATACTTTACATGTAATGAAAAATACTCCATATTATAGTTAATATCAAACGTGTGGAGGAATGGTAAAAGTGAAAAAGTATGTGGTAGGATTCATTGCCGGTCTGGTGTTTGCGTTATCATCTTCGGTGTTTGCTGAAGATATAGGCGGTTTAATCGGTAAAAAGATCGAAGGAACGGCAAACGTCAATCTTGATGGAAAAGTGATTGGTTCGGCGGTCATCATAAACGGAACCAGTTATGCCCCGGTACGAGTGGTAAGTGAAGCTGCGGGTATGGATGTTGGTTATGAGAAAGGAGTCGTCAAATTGAAACTTCCTGAAATACCGAAACCCAAAGTAAAAACAGTTGAAGAACTATCTGCAGATCTTGCAGAATATCAAGCAAATGTACAGGCGACAAAAGAAGCTGTGGCGCGAATCCAGGATAACATTGCATCCGGTAAGTTTGAAGGAGACGAACTGGCCTACCTTCAAACCAGTTTAGACCGCGGGGAAAAACAGATTTCAAATGACGAACAAAGAATTGCTGATATACAAGCGAAATTAAACGAATTGCAAGCGACAACTGCCAATAATTAGATTAAAATAGAAGTAGCCGAAAGAGTGCCAGCCTAGGCGCTCTTTTTTATTTCAAAAGGAGGGTTATCATGGCTTATGATCTATCCGCAATACGTAAAGCCAAGCAGACGTATAAGACACCAAAAGCCGTAATGCCAGCGCCGCTACAGGCAGTCAAGGCGTTGTCAAGCACCGTCCCAAATAAGACAACCACACTACCTGTAATGGCCGCACAGGCGATGGCAACAAATACGCCGGCCGTCCCCCGCACTGAACAAACACTGAACACCATTCAGAGCGCGGTGAACAAGCCTTTTCAGTTTAACGCTGACACGGACCAGGGTTATCAAGCGGCGCTCCGGGCAGCACAACAGAACCTACAGGTGAGCCAGAAGAACACCAACGCCCAACTTCGTGCAAGTGGACAAGGGAAGTCCTCTTATTCCGAGACGGTAGCAAACCAACTCGCCAATCAGTCTAACGAGAACATTGCAAATAACATCCTCCCTCAGTATGTGCAGCAAGCTTACCAGCAGTACCAAGATGGCATTGCCAATCAATCGAACTTGTACGGATTGCAGTACCAGCAAGACGTAACCACACCGCAGAATGAAGCGCAGATTACCGGGAACTATGTACCTCCTGCTGCCAAAGCCGCTATTGACAACTTACTGCAGTTGAAACAGCAAGCGGAAACCCAAGGCATCACTGCCAATGACCGCGCCGCACTGAGCCAGCAAGCAGACGGAATCCGCGCACAGCTTCAGGCAATGGGGATTGATCCAACCAAATACGGCGCCAATGTGAGCGCATCACAGGCAAGTGCGATTAATCCAGGTATCCGCACAATGGAAGGACAGTCTCAAGATTTCAACCAAGCAACACAGACACGTCAACTGGATACCGCAGATAAGCAATATGCAACAAACCTAGAGTATCAAAAGGCGCGTGATGCAATATCTGACAAGCAGTGGCAGTCCACTTTCGATCAAAACGTTACGCAGAACGGGCTAGACTACGCACTCAGAGCGTTGTCACAGCAGGATGATCAATCCTACCGCCAGGCACAACTAGCGCTTTCACAAGATGATAACGAAAGACAGTGGGCGGCGTTAGAAGGTAAATCAAGTACTGTTTCAAACACGTATGAAGATTTACAGTCAAACATTGAAAAAATAGCAGACCGTGACAGCAAAACAGGCACGCTTAAAAACCCGGATGCTGTAAAACAGTATATTACTGATTCACCAATGTCCAGTTACGAGAAATACAGAGCTTGGGTTTCTAGCGGACTAGAATGGCCGAAGAATGTGGAGATACCAACGCCGGGGGAGTGAGTCGCTCCGGCAGTAATTCGGCTGTCGGAGCCGTATCCGTGCCTGCTAAGTATCAATCGTTAATCAGCACCAACGAATCTAAGTATGGACTTCCAAGTGGGTTGCTTGCTTCTGTGGCGAATGCGGAATCAAGTTTTAATCCAAACGCCAAGAATAAAAGCGGAGCTTCTGGGATGTTCCAGTTTATGCCTGCAACCGCTAAGGGATATGGCATAGACCCTTACAACGTAACCGAAGCAGCAGACGCAGCGGCTAAAATGTTAAATGGTCTGATTGCGAAGTATGACGGCGATGTTTCTAAAGCTCTGGCCGGCTACAATTGGGGCGGAGGTAACGTAGACAAGGCCGTTAGAAAGTACGGTTCAAACTGGCTTAAATACGCGCCGACCGAAACCAAAAACTATATCAAGAAAATCCTAGGCAGTTAGGAGGTGCAAAATGGCAAAGCAATCAGCAGATGATTTCTTTAAAAGTATGAGTTCGTCCAGTTCTACAGCAACAGAAAGCGCGGATAAGTTTTTTGAGCGGACCAGTAAGGAACTATCTGGACAGATTGAAAAGAGAACCACCGTTAACACCAAGTTAGCGCAAAAAGAAAGCGTGCTTGAACCGAAGATCGAACCAAAAGCTCCGATGCAGGTAGACTTCAAAGCCGCACAGCCGAAACCGCAACAGTCTGTATTCCAAGACAAACTTCCCGCCGCTAACCTTATTCAAACCGGACAAGGCATACAGTCCACGCTCAAAGACAAGGTTCCTGCTGCGAACCTCGTACAACAGACCGGACGCGGACCCGAGAACGCTTCACAGATTCCGGGGATCTCACAGTACGAAATCACCAAAAAGGAAATCCAAGACGACAACGCACCGGACGCCGTGAAAGCCTACGCTAACATCATGAACTACATCACACAGGGCAATCCCGCGGGGGTTGCAGTATCCCGGTCATTCGCTGGTAACTCTGGAGCAACCCGCAGAGACTCCACAGGGAACGCCGTAGTGGACAAGGTGACTGACGTTGTCAATGACTTTGTAACACCGTTTATTACGCCTACAGGTGCACCAGTGGGGCAAGGCATCATCGGTTCCACATATGACGCAACGGGCAGAGCGTTAAGCGGTAAGGCCGGACAGTCCATCTTAAACACTGCGGGTAAGATCATCCCCGGTTCTCCTAACGTGGTCAAGACTGCGGCTACAGAGGCGCTTGCTGGCGGTATGCAGGGCATTGGCTTTGGACTGCAACAAGGACAAGACAGCGGCAATGAAATCGCCCGTAACGCTCTCCTAGGCACCGCAGCAGGTGGTGTGCTAGGTGGGGTTGGTGCAGCAGTAGGTGAAGGACTCACATCCGCACTCAGCAAGATCCTTAAACGGACAGGACGCGCAGACGATGAAGTCGCCGCCACACTGGAAGAAGTATTCACACCACGCGCCGAAGTCGTGCCACAAAGCGAAATCAGAACGAACCTGCCTGAAACGAATCCTTTAGCGCTGCCGCAATCTCCTGAACTGTTGGCCTTACCTCCGGGACGTAACACAGCAACAACAGCGCGGATTGAGCAGCGTCCAAACGTGTACCGGCAGAAGTTCGAAGCGCTGATCGAAGAAGCGAAGAAACGTCCATTCAGCCCGGGCCGTGAAGACATCGAACTTGAGAACCTTTGGTCTCAAATGGCTGATCGTACAGACCCAAGCCTAAACGAGTTGATTGATCTTGCTTACCCAAAACGTGCCAACGCTCCACAAAAGGGTATGGTGGGGGCAGCCCGAGCCAACCAAGAAATGCGCGAAGTTGCTGGCGTTGGGAATCCAGTGAAGAGTTCAGCTCCGCAAGTGATGGCGGATGCTGCTGCACCTACGCAAGTCTTAGGACGCAGAGGAACAACCGGAACAGCATCAGAGGGAACCATTCGTACCAACGCACTCACACGCGAGCAAGAGATCATGAACAAGGTCAATGCTCGCGAACCCTTAACACAAGCTGACATCGAGTTTGCACAGAGTGCGGATTTTGACCAAAGCAAACTGTTCCCGGAATCCACGCCTGAGAAGTCAACCTACGTCAAGCCGGCAAGAACCGAAGTAGCACCGATCAAGCCTAAGACAGAGGTTAAACCGAAGATCAAAGCAAAGATTGAAGCTAAACCTGTACAGGCAGAGACTTCCGCTATAGTCGTTCCAGCGAAGAGAGAAATAACAACAACTGTTAAGAAGAAAGCCACGCCTGGAATTCGTGCTAACTTTAAAACCATGTCGGATAGCAACGCAATTTCTCCAACACTTAAAGGAAAGCTGGCACAACTGGACCAGCGGTATACCACTCTGAGAAACGCCGATGTGGTTGCTAAATCAAACGCAGAATTGAAGGATATCGCAAAAGTGGAGTCTGATTTCCTCAAGTCTGGATCAACCGGAGCACAGCACATCTCTAACGGGTACAGAGCCATGCAGGAGCTTGATAAAGCGGGTGAACATGCTCGCGCCTTGGCTATTGCTGACAAGCTGGCTAAAGACCTCACAGAAGCCGGGCAGACGGTGCAAGCAGCATCTTTAATCAGTCGGTTGTCGCCTGAAGGCCAACTGTTAAACCTCATTCGTACCGCTGAGAAGAACGGTAAAGTGGTTGACATTGCGGACAGCGTGAAGTTCAAACGACTTGCAGAAACCGTACAAGAAACGGCCGGAGCAGGAAAACAGGAAAACGCCATTGCCGACATTCTGAATCGTCTGGAACAAGGCGGAGCAGATGCAGCAGATATCAAAGCATTGGGCGATTACCTTAAAACTGCTGAAGGAAAGATCAAAGCCAAGCCTGTCAAGGATAGACTGCCAAAAGAATTAAACGATGTGAAGAAGCGGGATAAGGTTGTTTCCTTTCTCGAAGCTCAGGAAGCCGCAGCACAGGCGCGCATCAACAAACGCCGGGGCCGCTTAAACTCCCTGCCAGTAGATGAGTGGATCGACTATTCCATTCTGATTGCAGCAAAGGTAGGTAAAGGCATCATCAAAGCTGAAACCTACGCTGAAGACCTTGTAAAGCTGTTCGGTGAAGACATCCGGCCTATTGCTCGCCAAGTGTTCGAAAAGGCTCAGGAGCTGGTGGGCAGTGTCACAAAAGGTTCAATTGAAGGTGACTTCATCAAAGCAGACAACGCCTTTAAACGCATCACTGGAAAGGCTTCTATGAACCAGCAAGAGCGCATCGTAGAGAAATATGTAGCGGCGAATCCGCAAGTATCGCCAAAGGATATTGAATCCCTACGCAAGCTCTCAAAAAGCCTAACGGACCTGCAAGGACTGGAGCGCACTCAGGCAGACATGGCAATGCAGAAGATCCTAAACAGCTACGAAAAGTCTTCCATCATGGACAAGATCAATGCTATCCGATATATTGCGATGCTGTTTAACTCCGGGACTCAAGCTATTAATGCTATTTCTGGACCCGCCATGGCGACTACAGCAAGAGTGGCGGACATGTTTGGCGTGATGATCGATTCTTCCTTGTCCACCATCATGAAGACACCAAGAACAACCACTTTGTACGGTGCGAACCCGCTGAAGTTCACTGCGGAGTACTTCAAAGCGCTGAAGACAGGAGCTAAAGCAGGGTGGGAAGGCGTGAACCCCGCGGGGATTCAAGGTTCTAATGAGATTCGCGGACTCACCTACAAAGGAAAGTACAACCCTCTGAGTTACCTGGAGCGCTCTTTAGGGGCTGTGGCAAAAGGCGCCGACTATGCAACGTATTCCGCCATCTACAAGGGTGAAATGGAGAAGCAAGGCTTCCTGGATGCACTGGAAAACGGCATCAAACGCAGCGACAAAGACGGAATCAAACAGCATATCCGTAAGTTTGTCAACGATCCACCCGAAGCAGCGCTCGAACAGGCTGACCGGATTGCGAAGAACTCCACTTTCCAGCGTAACGACACATTAGGCGGGGAAACAGCAAATTGGTTAAACAGCGGCACAGGCAAGGTACAGAAGGTGGTTAGTCCGGTTGTGCGTACGGTCTTCCCGTTCGTTCGTACACCGATCAATATCGCTTCTACGGCGGTTACCATGACTCCCGGTGGGATTATCAAGGGACTCATTCAACTTTCTTCTAAATCCAATGCCACGCAGCGTGAAGCGATTCGCACTCTCTCGCTTGGACTTACCGGAACAGGGTTATCCGCAGTCGGCTTCTACTTGAATCAACTTGGCATCATCACAGGATCGAATGACAGCGGAGACAAGAACGTTGACAACATCCGTGATCAGGTGGGCAAAGGGAAGTATCGGTTCAACACATCAGCCCTACAACGTTATGTTGGCGCTCTGCTAGATGGCAAAGGCGCAGACGCAGCAGCGAAAGAAGCCAAATATCAAGAAGGTGACAAGCAGTTCGACTATAACAAGCTCCAGCCTTTAGCATTCCCTTTAGCCATCGGTGCAGAAGCAAGCACACTGAAAGGCAAGGGAGCCGAACAACAGGCTCTAGGGACCGTCACAGGAGCCGCAGGTTCATTGTTCGGCATGTCCACACTAAGAGGTGTGCAAGATGTGTTCCAACCTTCATACGGAGGCACACAGGGAGACAAAGCTACCGGAGTCGTAACCAGACTAGGCGAATCCTTCCTGAAGTCCTTCAGCCCTTCCATGCTGGCACAGGAGGCACGTAGACAAGACCCTGTGATGCGTAAGACGGCGTACAATGACGGGATTGTTGCGGACGTTACCTCTTACTTCAAATCCCGTACACCGGGGCTATCACAGTCTCTGCCAGCCAACAAAACAACACTTGGACAGGACAAACTAAATGCACCGGGAATCACTGGTCAGTATCTTAACCCGTACAAGTCCGAAGTGGCTCGTTATACTCAGGCTGGACAGTTCATTGTGGATCTGATGGAACGCACCGGAGATACGTCTATAGCTCCGACACAACCCGCGAAGAAGGTCAGAGGGAAGAATGAGAATGACGAATCGGTTACCATTGCTATCCCACCAAAGAGATACGAGAAACTGCAAGAGGACATTGGTAACGAAATCATCAATCGTGTGATGGAGATTGAGGGCGGAACGGATGCAGAGTTAATCGAGCAACTAGAGGAAATATACAGCGAAGTACGAAAGGAATATATGAACGAAGTCAAAGAAGAGTTAGGACTGATCGTAAATGATTAAATTTGACGAAAGCGAACACCTGCACAGCGACCTTTCTGATCTGACCTTGCAGTTTATCGCTGACATGTACGGCCCGGAAGTCCGGGACAGGCTGTTATACAAGGTGGTGGAACATGTGGAGCCTAATCGAACTAGCCTATGACCTTGCCTTTCAGATCCTTAAGACAGCCGATCACGTGAAGTGGGAGGCCTTGGTCGGGTACACAATTTATCAGCTAGGCCGTAGAAACGGAATGCGCCTCTTCAGAAAGTATCTGGAGGGGCATTTTCCCCATCTTATATCGGAGGATGTGCAATGGAAATTATGGGTAATGAAGCAAATAGAAGCACTCGGAGGTACGCCGTTCACTCCAAAGAAACACTATTCAAGTGGGAAGAAATCCAAAAGAACGGCAGCGCCGAAATCAGAAACATCATCGACATCATCACGGCAGGTCATAAACCAGGAGGAACTTATGAGAAAAGAAGTATATAACGTTGTTCTTGATGCCGGGCACGGAGGTTCAGATCCCGGAGCTATTGGAACCATGAAGACCAAGGAAAAGGACTTCAACCTCTCTATGGTGTTCAAAGTGGAAACGCTGCTTAAAAAGAATCCTAACCTGAATGTCGTGCTTACCCGCGTGAATGACACCTTTATTGAACTCACAGACCGCGCGAAGATTGCGAACCGCATCCCGGCAGACATATTCCTGTCCATCCATGCAAACGCAACGTCTAACAGCGCTACAGGCGGCACAGAGGCGCTATACACCAAGGACATAGATAAACCTTTGTCTGACATCATCCAAGCCCACATACTACCTGTGACGGGCTTTGCAGACCGCAAGTCGAAGTATCAGAACCTTGCGGTGTGTCGCAATACCAAAATGCCAGCTTGCTTGATTGAACCGGGATTCTTAACCAATCCAAAAGAGGAAGGACTGCTGCTCGATGAAACGTTTCAAAACACGCTTGCGGAAGCTGTGGCGAGAGGCATCTGCGCTTATCTGGGCGTAGACTACGGGGCCAGAGTCACGCCGAAAGGAACCTTTCCACTCGACGTTGAACTGTCCGGCATCGTGTTTGAAGGGTTATTGATTGACTCTAAAAGCTGGATTCCCGCTAAACTCATTCTTACCGCGCTTGGCTTACAATGGTCTTATTCCCTACGCAAAATCTACATCGGTGACAATGCGCTTGAAACCAAAATCTATGACGGAACCAGCTACATCAAAGCAACGGATCTCAAAGCTTTGGATGTTGTCCGCAATGTGATGCTTGACCCAGACGCAACCAACACTAAACGGGTGCTTATCTACCCAAAAGGAGAAACATTATGAACGAGAACTTTAACATCGTCCTTGCTTTGGCCTCTGCGCTGGCTGTGATCGTCTCTGTGGTGCTTGCGGGAGTAAAGGCTGTAGTTGTCCTACCTAAGAACTTGATCCCTGTAATCGGCGTTGTAGTCGGTGTGGCAATAGGCGCTCTGGCGTATCCGTTTACTGACCTTGATTTAGTGTATCGTCTATGGGCTGGTGCATTTGCTGGATTTAGTGCTACAGGGCTGTATGAGCTTCAGAAGAACAATCCGGGAACCACGAAGAAAGACTAGGCCCTTAATTGGGCCTTTTTATTTTGTTTACATATTGAGTTGACATTCACTTCACTATGTATTAGTATTGAATTATAAATCAACAAGGAGGTGCGAACGTGGATTTTGCACAGCAACTAAAGAAAATACGCGAAGATAACTGTATCTCACAGGCAAAGATCGCTGAAGCTGTAGGCGTAGACGTTACATACATCAGCAAGATGGAAAACGGGAAGATGCCGCCACCATCTGAGGATGTGATTGTAAAGATTGCGGAAACATTCAACGTTAATGTACATGACTTGATTTTCTCCGCGAAGAAAGTTCCTAGCGACATCGTAGAGTTGATTATGGAATCGCCAGAGGTTAAGGCGTACTTGAAGAGTAAGTCAACAAAGAAAATCAAATCTGAACTTATGGACAATGACCCGTCAAAGATCAGAGAGGAATTGTTGAAAAGAAGAAATGGAGGAAAAATCGGGTGACACCTAACCAAATTGAAGAAGAAGTAAACAAAATATGTTGGATGCTTGAAATAATGGAATCTTACAAGATAATTACGCCTAAAGAACGTGCGAACATCCGCACTAAAACAAAAGCGTGGGCATTTGACTCAGCAAGAGAAGAGCAAGAAGACCCTAACCAAGTCCGGTTAGAACTGGACGGTAAACTGAGAGGTGGAAAGTGATGATTAAACGTGCAGATTGGGTCACTACTATTAGAGGCGGTGGAAAAGGGATCGTTAAGCGCGTAGCTAAAGATGGTTCGTGGGCTGATATTGATTGGGGAGGATACACGAAACGAATGTCAAGAAAGTACCTAATCATTTTAACCACGATTGAAACAGCAGACGGATTCACTGTTACCGATTTGACGAGACAGGATGAGTTATCCCATGAATAACACCATAGACCGCCTACTCCACCGCTACCGCCTAACCTTGAACCTAGGCATGGAAGAAGAAGCCGGGGTAATCGCCATACAGATTGCAGAAGAGTTACTAAAAGAGCATGAAGATGCTCATGAGGAGGAAGATAAATGAAACGAATCCTGTCACTTATACTCATCTTATGCACAATGTTACCAACAACGGCTTGGGGATATGTGTACAACGAAAGTCACTCCATGCAGAATCAACTCGAATCCGCACGAATGAAAACAGTCGCCATCACCACCGCCAAGGTTGAACGCTACACTTGGGACACCTACTACAACCCACTCAGCAGCGGCACTGGGACCATGATCGGCAACGGACTGATCTTAACCAACGCTCACGTGATCAAAGACGGACAGAACGACATCACCGTCACCACCTACACCGGAGAGTCATACAAAGGTACACTTTTGAGGGTTGACAAACTCAAGGATCTAGCATTGCTCTCTTTTGACTCTCTTGCAGACGGTTTTACGATGTCAGACGTAAGCTTGTACAAGGGCAAACCTATTATGACCATCGGACAGCCTCTAGGACTTCCACAGTGGAGTTTTAGCGAAGGAGTGGTACAAACAGTCTCAGGTGAGTACAAACTTCCTACAGGAGCGTCCTACATGGCTGTGCAGACGGATGCAGAAGTCCTTAGTGGAAACTCAGGCGGTCCGCTTGTTGATGATAAAGGAGAGTTAGTTGGAATTGTACGTGCATCCAGTCCAGGGTATTCCTATGCGGTGCCGATGGAGGATATTAAAGCGTTTCTTGAAGAGTAGACGCAATAGCGAAGGAGGATGAAGTTATGGAAATTAAAAAAGGCAATACGCATAGAGGATTCGCAATTGTTGAGTTTACAGATTTATACGGGGCTGAATGCAGTATTCAAAAATCCTCGTTAGCTACTGATGACGCAATTTGGATTGGTGTTGATGATGCAAATCCGCAAATCATGGCTTCTAAAGTTATTGAGGGTGGCACAGGATGGGTTAAATACCCGATTCCAAAAGATGTGTCGTTAAATACAAGAATGCACCTGTCGCAAGCACAAGTGAAAGAATTGTTGCCAATCCTGAAGGTGTTTGCCGAAACTGGTGAACTGCCCAGTTGATGCGTAGTTCGAAGATACTGAGCTGTTGACGCATACGGCGTAGCAAGGAGGACTGAAATGAAAAAGCATTCTCTGATTGAAGAAGTGCAGAATTTGAGAAGGGAAAACGAAATACTCAAAGATGAATTGCTGTCATTAAAAGCCTTGCTGTTCTTGCGTGACAAGGTGGACGAGCAGATTACTAAAATCGTAGCGAATAATAGATAAATACACATATATCGCAGGAAGGAGATACCTCATGGATAAGGAGCAAGCACGTAAAAAAATTGAAGATTATATTAATAAATGTGGCTATACGTACACTGTGGAACAGCTCATAGAATCGTACCTGAACTACTACAAGCAAGGTTATTATGTAAGCTACACAACTAAAGATTGCATTAAGCAGTTAGAAAATGAGTTTGAGATTCTTACTGCGTAGTTCGAAGATACTACCTATGAGTGATAAAATAGATAAAGTGATTAGGTGCCGTTCCTTTAGGACGACACCTTTGACCTGTTACGGCTGCCGCTACGCTAGGATTATTCTGTCGGAACGATGCAAACCGTTAAAGCCGAAATAAGTGCTTCAACATCCGACCTCTCGTACACCATAAACAGTTGATCCGATTCAAAACATCCGTCACGACTTCCACAGTTTAAGTCCAGTTTAAAGGACGTTCCTTTTTCCTCTGCGGCACACAACGTTTCATGCACCTCACCGGAATCATTACCTTCCACTTCAAACAATAAATCTTGATATAACCAGTCGTTTGTCCACGTATCACCTTTTATACTTAGTCCATGTATTACTTGCGGCATGTAGTGGGAATATACCGTTCCCGATGGCATAGACAGAAACTCTGTGCGACTAACGATCCTCATGTTCTAACCTCCAATTATCTTGTATAGTTTCTTCATCATCCCCGGTGTGCGCTCCTGCTGCCGCTTCTTCTTTTTCGGTTTATAATCACTTCTACGATGTTTAGGAATCACCTTTCCTCTCTTTGGCTTGTGACGCTTTCTCTTAGGTCTTGCATGGACTACGGCATGGCATAGTTCACAGAGGTACATTAAGTCCGTCATACGCTCATTACCGATGTTCTGATAAGTGATGTGATGTAAATGGAGGCCGGGGGACGTATCCCCACAGTGCTGACACTTATACTCGTGTTGGTAACGGTAGGCTTTCTTAATGTTACGCCAGTGTTCAGTATTGATGTACTGAGGGTAGGAAGCGACAACTTCTCCTGTGATACATTTGATCTTGTTCATGGCTTCATCCTTTCTCGTCAGGTATAAATCCATCCTTTAACGTGCGTATGACGCTGTTCCAACGGTTACGGACATATCCTCTTTCAGGAATCGGCAAAAGGGTTTCTAAGCGTTCCATTTCATACAGTGCAACCTCGATATCTTCTTCTCTTTGTTCAAGCGTTCTCATGTTTATCATCCTCTCTAATCAATCAATTTTATATCCGACACATTCGCCGCCAATCGGTTTAAAAAGGTGTCCGGTTCTCCTTCCTCCAACAACAGCGCTTTTCCTTTCCAACTGATGCCGTGTATCACCCACGTTTTCTTACTGAACTTCAAGGACACTCGTTTTCCGATGTTCGGTTTAATATCCGCTTTACGCATACTTCATCAACCTTTCTATAGGGGATGGTAAATATATATAGGGAGTAAAAAATATTTACTCGTAGACAGCATTTATAAAAAGTGGTCAAAAACGGCTCAAACCCTTGCGATAGTAGGACGGGACCACCTTTTAACGAGTAAATTATTTTTACTCGTATAACACTGATTTTGACCAAAAACGGACTAACGAGTAAACATTTTTTACACAAAAGGCGGTTACGAGTAAAATATTTTTACTCAAAATAACTCTGATGCCAGCGTGTAGAGAATGTATAGATGTGTGCTTTGCGGTTATAACGGTTGTACTCAATGCAGTCGATGAAGCCTTTTTCAATCAACAGTTTCACGCAACGGTAAAACGTAGGCTTGGACATACCTCTGTTATTTCCTTCAAACGAGTATATGAAGTCGTCACCTTCTCCTTTCTTCTGACCTTTGTACTTGCGTGACATGTCTACAAACATTGCCACAGCGTGCGCGTCCAGAGATTCAAAAGCAGGAGAGGACAGCAAGTCTTCAAACAGCCTAACGTAATCCTTATTCTTTGCTGGAGCGTCATGACGACATTGGAATGAACGCATGGACAACTTCTTAGCGGCGGTGCTTTTTCTGTGTGATGGCAATACAAAAACCTCCAATCGCGATTGCAACGGAGGCACACATGAGGTATAATGAAGACAAATCCCATACGTGTCTCACTGTAAAGTCCACTTCACCTTTGCCGGGATAGAGTGGGCTTTTTGCTTTCTCTAAGTATATCATTTATCCATAAATATTGGTAGTTTAATAGCACGACAAAGAGACCCATTCAAAACGAATGTGGTCTTTTTTGTGCGTTGTCCGTCATATCGTACAAACCCTACTACATAAGTATCAACATAACCCAAAAGGAGCTGAGAACATGATCGAACCGTTTATCAAGATCGGCATTGTAGGCATAGCAGGACACGCACTGGAGAGACACTGTGAGCGGATAGGCCGTCCGGGACTCGTAGGTGTGGTTAAGATTGCTACTTATGTACTCTGCGGCGTGATTGCATGTGTAGAGTGGTATCACTTCTTCCAGGTAGCGGCCACCCTGTTTAACGTGCCGATGCCTTGGTAATTACAAGAGGATCAACAGCCATTTAACTACAAGTGAAGTACAAGCGAAAATCCCCTGCCTTTGTCGCAGGGCGAAACTGAAAGAATAAGGAGAGTGTTCTTCATGCCTTTATCGGCTTCTCTGTTGTCTGCCGGGGTGTGTGTGGTGGGTGCCGTTGTTACTTATCAAAGCTTCCCAGAACGCGTCTTAAAACGCAAGCTAGGGGCGCTTCTGAGGACGAATGAGTTTCACGCTGACCTCCGGGGACATAAGAAGGTGCAGCGCATACAGCCAGTCGTGAAGACCGTCACACTGTATCTCGACCGGAAGGAAGCAACATTCATGTTACCCGTGGGAAGTGATCCAAATGAAGTAATAAAAAAGGAATGGCTGTTCAAGCAAGTCTTTGGGATTAACGCCGAAGTCTCTATGATAGATTACCGTACCTTTAGTATGTCCGTTTACACCGCATCTATACAGATGTTTGACTACGATGCAAAAGAAATTGACGAAGCGTTAAAAGGTAAACTGCCTGTCTACGTGGGGAAGGGACGTCATGGGCACGTTTTATACGACATGGTGGATAACCCTCACCTGCTCATAGCTGGGGAAACGGGTAGCGGTAAATCCGCTGCTCTCCGGTCTATCCTGACCACACTGATACGGAACGTGCCGAACCTTGACCTGTATTGTGCGGATCTTAAGCGAAGTGAGTTTCACCTATTCAAAGGTATAGCCCGTACAGTCGTGTATGAGACGCGCGAAGTGTTAGCCCTTGTAACGTTGCTCAGAACGGAAATGAAGCGCAGAGGGGACGTACTGGAGGCCGCAGGAGTTGCGCACGTGGATGATCTACCGGAACCGATGAACTACATCATATTAGCCGTGGACGAAGTGGCGCTCTTGAAGAAAGAAAAAGACATCATGCAGGGAATCGAAGAGATATCCACCATCGGCAGAGCGCTAGGCGTGTTCCTCGTTCTTTCGCTCCAGAGGCCAGATAGTACCATCCTCGATGGAAAATTGAAACAAAACTTAACTGTGCGGATTGCATTAAGGCACGCTGACGGGATTAACAGCCGCATTACAATCGACAGCACAGAAGCGGCGAACATTAAGCAATCGGAGAAAGGCAGGGCAATCATGAAGTTGGACGGTCTGCAATACGTTCAGACACCGCACCTGACGCTGGATAAGGCAAAGGAACTGTTAGCTCCATATAAGTCACCACTTGAGTATAGGAAGCCACCACAAGCCGCACAGGAGCCGCAGGAGATCATTGAATCAGAATGGAGCGTGTTGTAATGAATCAACGTGACAAAAACATTGTGAGCGACATTGAGCGGTTCAGAGTGTTAAGCCGGGACTTAATCACTGACCTGCACTTTGGCGGCCTTAAAAACCCTGTGACTGCGGCTAATTACGTGTTGAAGCGACTTCGCAGGGACGGCTATATCACCTGTTCGCAGGAAACGCGGCAGTATTTGTACTTTCCAGCAGAAGGACACATAAAGAAAAACGGCGCGAAGGTGAACCATTTCCTTGAGATCGGGAAGTTTTACTCTGAACTGTGCAAAGTGGATAACCCGAGAACGTTCATAGTAGAGCCTAAATACGGACCTTCGATGATGGAACCGGACGTGTTCATGATCTTCCGTAATGCTCCTGTGTTCGTGGAGATTCAACGGACGAAGTACAGCGACAAACAAATGAAGGAGAAGTTAACACGTTACGAGCATTATTTTCTTTCTAACCAGTGGCACAATGAGCCGTGGCAGCCTCAAGCAAAAAAGATCCTGCCGCATATCTGGATACTTGATCTGAACGGACATAAGTACAACATACCGAGCACTTCATACAGAGTGTTTCAGAACACGATTGAGGAAATGGCGGAACTCACGCGTAAAAAATAATTCCTTACTTGGATGTATTAACGTGTATATTTGTGTTGACTTGTGCATATAATGGTGATAAGATAAAGGTACAAAGCGAGGTGAACAAGATTGAAGATGGACACAGGAAAGCTACAGACGATGATTCTTCTAGCGGGGTTGGAGGGATGGACGAACAAAGACATTGCAGAAAAAGCGGAAGTGAACGTAAACACCGTGTCACGAATCATGACGGGCAAAACGAGACAGATAAAACCAGACACTTTAAACAAGTTTGCTAAAGCATTCGGAGTTGAAGCGAAGGACTTGATTTAATCCCTGCATCGAGTCGAACGAACAACCCAGCGTAGCGGGGGCCTAACCATAACTAAGGAGGAAACAACCATGCTAATCAAAGCAGATCAAGTAAACGTACAAAACAAAGTTGTGCTGACACAAGCGCAAAAAGATGCGATTGATGACGTTTTATTCAGTTACACAAGGGCTGAAATAATGCAGAAGTCTTGTGGAGAGTGGAACGAAGTTTTAGACGAACTAGACACAGACACATTAGGAATCGCCCTTTACAGACCAGAAGACATCACCATTGAACAAACCGTAGAGGAACAAGCATATGAGTACTACACTGAGCAAAAGAACACAAGAGCGTCAGAACAGAAACTCACTGACATTGCAATCAGAGATATCCTGAACATCCTTAACATCAAAGTAAAGGGGATAAACGCATAATGGCATATTTACCGGAATTACATTACTGCTGTGTCTGTAAAGAATACCTTGGTCCAGATAACGGAGATGGTATTTGCCCAGAGTGTGACACAGAAGAAAATGCAGAATTGGAATATGACGGGATAGAAGAGGAACAACCGGAACATAAATATCACACATGGGACGAAGCAAACGATAGAGGGTATCGGCAGAGTGATTTCGTGTGAAGGAGCGATATTAAATGGAAAAATACGATGTTGAAGTAACTTTCTATGACGGAACGACTGTAATAATCGAGGTTGAAGCAGAAAACGAATCAGAAGCGATAGAAAAAGCTATGCCGATCAGCTTCATAATTTAGTAAAAGGAGAGATAAACCATGACAGCCATTGACCGCTTAAACGAAATCCTGAAACAACTGAAACAACTCGAAGACGACACAACCTACAGTCCATATCAACCAAAGAGCGCAGCAAGCATGATGAACGCCTTGGCAACATTCAGCGAGAACCTGCCGGACATCACACAGCAGCTTGAAACAGCGATTATAGAGATTGAGGATGAGTTGAAAGATCCTAATGTATTAGAAATTGAAGACTCTTGGTTTAAAAGCATCAAGACGACTGAATAAGCTTAACGAAAGTGGAGGCCGTAAATGCTTACAGTAGCAGATATTTTATCACACTATAAAAAAGGAGCGATTAACATGGAAAATCAGTTTAAAACAGATGAACAATTGCTGGAGCAATACGAAACCTGGGGGCTTTACATGAAAGAAAGTATGGAAAATCGCGCAAAATACGGCGCGTTAAGACAAGGATTAAGAGATGCTTTGAATCATGTCGGAAGAAATATAGAGGGGATTAACTAACATGAGTAGATACGAAAACCACGCAGACGAATGGCGCGAAGAAGAAAACGAACGTAAAGCAGAACTGGAAGCAGCAAGACGTAATTACTACAATTCAGGAGATCCCCGGTACATTGCACCAGAGGAATCAAGAGTGTGCGACGAGTGCGGCACGAGCATTGACGAACTGTCCACAGGACAAACGGTATGCTTTCAGTGCATCAAGGAATTGGATCTGTAATCACACTATAGCAAGGGAGAGAAAGAAATGAAGTATAAACCGCAGAAAATTGATGGAGTAAGTTCGATATTTGGGGGAGATATGAAAAAGTTACTCCCTCCATTGGCAGAGATACCGGAACAGTTTCAACGAGGCCGTACGGAGTGGAATAAACTTTTCAGTGATTGGTTTTTCGGTGGACTTAAATCGTTCGATTGCGTGCCTAAAGACGGGATTGATAGACAGGAAGCCATGAAACACATAAGTGCGATCATGAGGTCATGGGAACCGCAACATGAGCATAAAGAAGCTGGAGTAGCGTTTCTGCTCAGCGAATGGTTCAAGGAAGCGAAGTGGAAAAAGAAATGAATAACCGTCTAACCTACCTACAACTCGCCCGTATCGCCAAAGCACGCGGAACACTCACACCATCGCTGCTAAGATGCTACCTCAGACCATACGCCAAACACGCAAAACGGGACGGATACGCTCAGTAGGCGTTCCATCCCCGCGGAAATAACAACATAGTGAACGATATCAGAAAACGGAGGCAAACACAATGGGGCTGTCCAATCTATTCAAACGCTTAAACACCAACATCGAAGCCACAGAGCAAGAACTCGCACAAGCCTATGACCGGATCACAATGCTAGAGGGAGAACTAGCACACCTATGTGCAGAGAATGAAGATCTACGCTGTGAACTGGAAGCATCCGCACATAACCAATACGACTAAGAGGTGATCACATTGAGACTTTATGATCTCGCCCAGCAATACAATGACCTAATTGATCTGCTTCAGGACGAAACAGACTACGACTTGCAAGTGATGATTCAAGGGATCGAAGGACGCATAGAGGAAAAGATTGAAAACACGGTAAAAGTTTTGAAGTCACTTGAAGCGGATGCCGCCACACTGGACGCAGAGATCCAAAGACTGATGAAGCGTAAGGCCACACTAGGCAACAACGTAGCCAAGCTTAAAGACGGCATAGAATCAACCATGCGGACGCTGAACATCGACAAAGTGCAGGGAACACTCCACACCATTTCATTCAAGAAGAACCCGCCGAAACTGAACGTGATCCGTGAATCAGACATCCCGTATGAGTTCTATAACGAACCCGTGGTTGAACCGAAACTCGATCGGAAGAAGCTGCTGGACGCAATGAAGAAAGGTCTGGAGATTCCCGGCGTAGAGATCACACAAGATACATCATTACAAATTCGATAAAACGGAGGAATCACAATGCAAAAATCAGAATCCATTGCATCACTCGCAAAGGCACTGGCACAGTTTCAAAAAGAGGTAAAGCAGCCTAAAAAAGATGCCGACAACCCATTCTTCAAAAGCAAGTACGTTCCACTGGATAACGTTGTCGATGCCATCAACGAATGCGGACCTAAACACGGACTAAGCTTCACACAATGGCCTACCGTTCACCCTGAAAACGGACGTATCGGAGTAACGACAATGCTCCTGCATGAATCTGGCGAATGGATGGAGTTTGACCCGCTCTACATGAACAGCGAAAAGGATACAGCGCAAGGTGCGGGATCTGTGATCACCTACGCTAGACGTTATTCATTATCTGCTGCTTATGGACTCGCGTCTGAGACGGATGATGATGGTAACGAAGCTTCAGGAGATCCCAACAAGCCAGCACAGCCGCGCCAGCAACCGGCACAGACAAACACTCAGCACCAGAAAGATAACGCCACAGGTACAGCCACAGGCGGCAATACAGAGTTTGTATCTGAACCTCAATCCAAGATGCTGTACAGCAAATTAAAGGCAGGTGAACTCAGTATCCAGCGTTTGTCTGACTTCCTTGGATACGAACTGAAAGACACCAAACAGGTAAAGAAAGCAGACATTAATAAATCACTGGAATGGATTGAGAAAAATGCACTTCCGATGTAAGGGAGAGGGGGAACCGTATGAGCAAGGAACTACTCGAAACACTGGAACACTACAAAGAACTAGAGGATCAGCGCATCGCTGATTTCCTCTTCAAACACAACAACATCCTGCGCGGAATCAACGAGGTTAACCTGTCCGGCGCTACACCTTACCAACTGGCAGAACTGGAGTACCGTTATTCTCAGGTTCAATTATACGCCAACCTTATAGCCAGCCATTACCGCAAGCTACAGCGCTACCATGAGTCACGTAGTGACCAAGATTATGCGGATAGTTACGAAACCATACGGGACACGAAAGAGCCTAAGAGAAGCGCCGCAGACGCTCAGGTGATGGCGCGTAAAGCCAAAGGTAAACAGATGGAGGAAGCTGGAAAGCATGAAGCAGACTTTCTCCGCTGGTCAGGAATTGCGAAGTCATACGAATTAGCTTGCTACTCGCTCAAAGATATGCAGAAGGGCATTGAGAAGGAGGGCGGCTAAGTGCAAAAGAAAAAGAAGAAGGATGTCAAACCATGGCGGCAAGGCATCCTTTCCCACCACCAGCGCGGCGGACTCACACAAAAGCAACTAGGCGACATATCCCCGCAAGTCCGCAAAGAAGTGCGCGAACGTTCAAAAGGGATCTGTGAACTTCAATACAAATGCACAGGCGCTCCAGCGGTCGAACAAGCCCACTTAATCGGACGTAGGCTAATACCCGTCAAGACAACGGCAGAATGGCTCCGGGACTCGTGTGTAGCGTGTCATGATTACTTCGATGAAGATCCAGAAGGGATAAAGGAAAAAAGAAAAATGAGGGAGGCGTTATTGAATGAATAAATACGTTATAACTTTTTTAACAAAAGACGAAATTGAAGTCGGGCTTGTATTGGAAATCGAAGTGACGGTAAATAGACCTAATAACCCGGATGATGAAACGATCATCATGGACTACCTTGACATGAATTACGGTAACACGGTTGATTACGATACATTGCAATGGCATGTTTTAACCGATGTTGTAAAAATATCGGAAGACTATTCGGTAGAAGTATGATCCGAGCACTGTATCGAAGATTAAGTAACATGCTCTCAGAGGAGCGTAGACGCGCCTGTAATCGCTTGTACTACGAAGATACACAATCCATCCAAGAAAGCATAGGAAGGCCGCTAACAGGACGTGAGCTGTCTGTGCTATGGGAAATGGACGAGAACCAGATATACACAATAAAAAAATGGTTGAAAGAGGCGAAACAATGAACCTATCAAAACTTTTCCAAATGCAGAAAGAACTTGACGACTACATTGTAAAGACTAAAGGATTGGAAGGGCAGGACTTGCTGCCGCAGAAGATTCTCGCGCTACAGGTTGAGTTAGGGGAGTGTGCCAATGAATGGCGTGGGTTTAAGTTCTGGAGCAACAAACAATTTTCGCATACAGGTAACTATAAACAATGTTTGACGTGCAATGGACGAGGACAAGTCACCCATACAAGAGAAAATGGAATGTGGTCAGAAAGTTGTAAAGAGTGCAACGGTGATGGTCATGTTTTATACAATCCACTTCTTGAAGAATACATTGACTGCCTGCACTTCATTTTGTCCATTGGAAACGCCATTATCACAAATCCAAAATTCGATCATGACGACGATTTTGAATATCTTCATGAAAATAACATTCATATATTTACCAAGGATACGCCATTGGAACAGTTTGCGGAAATATTCAATTCAATATCGGAGTTCCGCGTGAACAATGATCTTGAAATATACCAAGATGTTTTTCTCTACATGATCGGTTTAAGCGTACTGCTTGGCTTCACCTGGGAACAAATCGAACAAGCCTACACCGACAAATGGAACATCAACAAACAACGTCAGGAGAACGGATACTAATGGACAAATTCACCGACATTGCAATTATACATCTTTTAAAATTCAAGGCTACCGGTAATCTCAACCACCTAAACGAAGCTAACCGCATCATAGGCATGATCAAAACTGAACTGGAGGCACCAGATAACTCGTGGAGAAAGGAAGAGGCGGTATGATCGGTAAAATAAAAATAAGACTGTCAAAGTCTCAAAATACAGGTTTATTCCACGACTCTAGGTCTGATGTGAGAGAGATATCAAAAGTATGTAACTTGCTTATTGACAAGGTAAACGAATTAACAGATAAGATCAATCAGATGGAATTCAGCCATGAGCAAGAAAAGTGAAATCATCTACCAAATATCGGACATCCTCGACAACTGCGAAACCTGCCCCATCAAACGCTCCATGTTAGACGCTGGACCCTACAACGCCTCTGTACACAGTAAGATCCAGCGGTATTGCAACAAGCAATGTCTGCAAGGCAAGCAGCTTCAAGCGCTAGGAAAAGAACTAGGGAACGGAGATGAAGCACGTGGTGATATCCCCGATGAAGAAACAACAACTCGCAGAATGGACAAGCTGCTTGAAAGAGTACGAGGTGAGGCTGTCCAACTCTCAGACGGATGCTGAACGCGAGATCAACCAGCACATGGCAGAGTATGCCGCACATAAGATATTAGGATTGGAATCAGAGTTATATGGGGCCTAGTGGTCCCTTTTTTTATTTCTATGAAACTAGTAAGTTTAGGTAAAAATATTTCCATAAAGTACTAGACAAGTGGTATCGGAACTGATATAGTTGGTATCAGAAAGGAGTTGAAAATAATGTCCATCAAGAAACTACAGATGCCCGTTAGATTCAGACCTTCCACTAAGGAAGACTTGGAAAAAGCGGCATACGCTTCTGAAATGAGTCAGAGCGAATACGTTGCCAAGGCAGTCGAGGAAAAGTTGGAGCGCGAACGAAAAGAAGGTAGGTTGTAATGCTGCCGTTTGAAATCACCAAAGAAGAATTGGACGAAGAGTATGAGCAAACAACAGGCGAGCGGGTGAGGTGATGGAAGGGTGGTTTAAACTTCATCGCAAGATCATGGAGAACCCAATATTCAGCGATGCAGATTTACTCAGACTTTGGATATTTTGCTTATCTAAAGCGACATACAAACAGACCAAAGTCATGATCGACAAGCAGGAAGTTGAGTTATATCCAGGACAGTTTGTAACCGGTAGATTCTCACTTTATGCAGACTACAATCTTGGTGTCAGTCCTAGAAAAAAAGTGAAGGACACAACGCTGTGGAGCTGGTTAAAACGTCTTGAAACATACGGAAACATTGACATCAAAACAACCAACAAATATAGCGTAGTGACGGTACTTAAATGGAATGAATATCAAGATACTTTGACAACAGAACCACAACAGATTGACAACAAACTGACAGCAGACTGCTGTCAAACTGACACAAACAAGAAGTTAAGAACTAAAGAAGTAAAAGAAAAAGAGTATATACAACTTGAAGATATGCCACACGTTAAAATCACAATAGACGAGTTTAACAAACTTGTGAAGTTGATCGGAAGCGAAGAAAAGGTCATGAACAAAATAATATATTTTGCATCATGGATACTAGGTCAACCAGATAAAAAACAAAAGTCTGCTAGTGCGTACCTTTCTATAACAGCATGGCATAAACGAGACGGAGAGAAGAAAGAGGAACAAAAACCTAAAAAAGCGAGTGAAGAACGGCAGGTGGAGTGGTTGACATGATGTTTGCAAACTACAAAGCAGAAATGTCCATCATCAGTGCAATGATGAACGGTCACATCAACGAAGTGACAAGCAAGTTGGACAAGCGTGTGTTACAGAGTCCAGAAGCGATTGACGCATACTGGAAGATATACAATTTGGAGTACAAGCACAAAGCGGTGAATGAACGGATCGTGATGGAGGAATACAGCAAGCACGGGAACAATAAGATGCTGGACTACATCACAAGCTGCTGTTCACTGAAAGTAGGTAAAGAAGATATACCGTACCATGTTGGAGAGTTGAAGACATCGTACCTATGCAAGCTTGGGAAAGAGTACGCCGAAGAAATAAACAGTTACATCCTGAGCGACAACGTTGACACCGAAAAGCTATCAGCGGTACTGAGAAGCGGAATGCAGACGGACGACAACATGGGAGATACGGAAACGCTGCGAACGCCGGGAGAAATAGCCGGAGAAATGTTCGAGGATTACTACCAGCGTTTGACCGGACAGAAGAAACGTGAAGGCATACAGATCAAGTCCATGCCGAAACTTGACGACATCATGTACGGACTTAACCCACAGGAGTTGACCATCATATGCGCTCAAAGCGGAAAAGGTAAAACGGCGTTTGCGCTTAACCTTGCGAGAGACGTAGCGATTGACCAGGGAGAACCAATATTATACGCAAATGCAGAAATGAAGATTAACATTTTGGTTTCACGGCTGGTGTCACAATTAACCGCAATCGACTTAACTGAGGTTATCCGAGCAAGTCACATGGAAGGCGATAAGAAAGAAAAAATGTTCCAAGTTTCCGAAGCGGTAGACAAGATCGGAAAAAGCGGAATGCACATATCAGACCTCCCAGTAATGACAATCGGTATGATTCGTAGGGATTACAAAAAGATGGCACTGGCAGGAAAAGCACCAAAGGTTATATTCATCGACTATCTTGGGCGGATGGAGTACGAAGGTAAGCAGAACGGAAAGAAAGAGTACGAAATACTGCAACTGCTGGCAGAGGAAAGCAAAATCATGGCAAGAGAATTAAATGTGAGTGTGGTGGCACTGGCCCAGCTTAGCGAAGCTGGAACGATTGAAGCATCAAAGCGGATTAAAAATCCATGCGAAAACCTCATATTTCTTGAACAACTTGCCGAACCAGCGGAAGAAGACGACCAAGAGAAAATGACAAGCAATCAGAAACGGTACTGCAATTATAAATTAACATTTCACAAAGCAAGAAACGCACCAGATGGAAAAAGACTGTACTTGCAATTCAATAAGGCAATACAGAAGGTGATCGAAGTTGAATAACCACGTATACGTTGACGTAGCTGTAGAAGGAGTACACAACCGCAATAAGATACACCGGTATGATAGTTTGAATACCTGGGATAAACACTTGAAAGATACATACACCACGTATTTCAGGTACGGCGAAGACATGAAGCAGCACGTTAAAGACACCGGGTCCGTAAAGGGATTCACAGGAAGCGCATATTCTCCTTGGATACCATTCGATATTGACTCTGAGAACCTGAGAGAAGCGCATCAGCAGTTAATCAAGTTACTGTCACAGATCAATAAATACGGCGTGAGCATGGACAACCTAAAGATTTACTTTAGCGGTTCCAAAGGATTTCACGTTATGCTGCCGGCATCACTGGTAGGCGTAGAGCCATCAGAAGATATTCACATGAGGTTCAGACGGTTTGCCAAGAGGATCGGAAACGGCGTAAAACTGGACATGTCCATATACGACAAGGTGAAGTTGTTCAGACTTCCGAACACCATAAACACCAAGAGTGGAAAGTATAAGATTCAGCTAAGACCATTTGAGATTACCGCATTGAATGCAATGGACATTAAAGAGAAAGCTTCTATCCAGCGCGAAGAGTGGGAAGTGCCAGAAGTTGGAATAAACGACACACTTCAATCCATCTATGACAGCGAAGAAATACAGAAGCCCATCGTACACACGACTAGCGACACTGTGAAGACTAAGATATGCCTTCACCGCATGATGCAGGGAATTACAAGTGGGGAACGCGACAATGTGGCAATCAGAGTTGTTGATCATTTGAAAAAAAATGGACTTCCGGAAGATATGATTTGGGCTGCTTTGGTTGAGTGGAATAAAAAAAATTCACCACCACTAACCGAAGAGGAAATAAAAGTTACGTTCAGACAAGGCATGAAAGAATATGATTTCGGATGTTCAGATTTTTTGTTGGATAAGTACTGTGACAAAAGGTGCATATTCTATAAAGGGGTGAAATGATGGACAAGGACATGAATAGATTTATGGATAAAGTTGACGTTACGGAAAAATGTTGGTTTTGGAAAAACGGGAAAAGCGATTCCGGTTATGGTGTTTTCCATTGGAGATCTAAAAGTATAAGAGCACACAGATTCATTTGGATAAGTAAATTTGGCGATATCCCAAATAACATGCATGTTCTCCACAAATGCGACAATCGTTTGTGTGTTAATCCTGATCACTTATTTTTAGGAACTCATCAAGACAACATGATTGATCGAAACGAAAAAGGAAGAACAGCAGTACAACGCGGTGAAAAGTGTGGAACATCTAAACTTACTGAAAAAGAAGTGAAAGAAATAAAGGATCACTATACAAAGAAAGAAATGTCTCAGTATCAATTAGCTAAAAAATATAACGTTCATCAGTCGGTTATAAGTAGAGCAATAAACGGAAAGACATGGTTCTAACATGAACACGGACATTGTGGCTCAGGCAATCGAATTTTACGACAGCGGAGATTATGACAAAGCGTTTGAACTGGCTGCACAGTTTGACAAGTACCAACGGGATTCATTTTTCAAGTACACCGGCATTGATCTGGATCCTGAAAGAACACTAGATGCGAGAATCGTCATAGGTGCATACAAGATTGAGAGTGAACCGGACGAAGCGAAAAAGACTGAGTACTTGAATGTTTATGATTCATTGGTTGAAAAAAAGCTTCGATACAACCGCAATACTCAGTGAAACGGAGGCCGAACCAGGTCACAATAAGTATATCCATACCCCTAAATAATATACTTAAAGGAGGGAGAGAATGGCTAATATCCCACCAGACAAACGCAAACTCTACAACAGCCGAAACCAAATGCAAAACACCTGGAACAGCTTTTCGTGGCTCTTAAAAGATAAAGTAGATCAATTAGATCACTTAATGTTCAAGATGTATCAAGAATCCCGCACCTTAGGAGTCACAGAGGAATATTACAAAGAGTTCGTGAACACCAACATGTACAACTTAATCGACAGTGTAGCCGCAGAGAGGGAAGAAAGAGAACGCCAAGGAACAGGCAGAGGCAAACATAGCCGCCAGAGCTAATACAAGCCCTACACAGACGTTATAACCGCAAGGACAGGCACAAGCTAGGGTATGAACAATCAAGCTCTCTACGGGGCTTACAGAAGGTGAGATGGTGGATAGTGTTAACGTTCAGATTAGGAAAATGCAGCGCATGCGGTCGAACAAAACCACTTAAAGGGACCAAAAACAAACGCTGCTATGATTGCACTCTTTCTGGATTCACCAAGAAATCTAAGAACATTCCGTGGAAACAGAAGGAATCAGGAAAAGAACATATAGATTGGACAAAGTTACCTGATGGAGTAGTGATTAACGACAAGATGACTAAAGAAGAAGTTAATAAAATATTTGGAGTGGAAATTGATGGAAATTGAGAGAATCGAACAAATGAAACGGGCGTTTGAGATATACGGTTCACTTGCTACTGAGTCCACCATTGAAGTTCTTAGCGCTCTTGAACAGATGAATAAAGACATTGATACTTTGAAGTTACTTAATCACGAATTGTTAATATTATCAAAACAGAGCAAAAAAGATGTTTACAAGAGGCTTTCAGAAGCAAATGAGACTATCCGCAGATATGAAAAGGCACTGAACCATATTGCAGACAAGTCTATTTTCTACCTGCGTAAAGTTGCACTAACAGTACTAAAAGGAGAGGAAATAGACGTGTGAGCAAACAATGGGAATGTATAGAGTGTAAAACACCAATTGATTATGAACCGGAATACTGCTGTAGTGGATATATGTGCGGATGCATGGGAATGCCTATTGACCCTCCGTTGTGTGTAAGATGCTTTGAACGAATTATAAACGGAAGAGTGAAGAACACATATAAAACAACCGTATCAACCAAAGGAAACACGGTATATACATTTTGGAATAGAAAAACACCGTATGAGAAGGAAATGGAAAGACTCTCTAACATGTGTCACAACTACTATTTAAACATGAAGGCGAGAGGGTGAAGGGAATGACAAAAGAAGTGAAATACTACACCGACAGAAAAGGGAATAAAGTCAAAGTCGGTGATAGAGTGGGTTATTTCCGAGGCGTATCCAATGAACTTTTATTTTCGGATGTGGTTAGTAAAATAACCAAGGCAGGAAGTTATATCGAAGTGTTTGTAGAAGGAAGACCGCACCAATTAAGCACGTTGTGCCTTGAGCTTTTGCCGCAGGCCACCGAGTCGTCCGAAAACACTCAGGCGCAAGCCGGGGGCCGTATAGAGAGGTCTGGGGGTTCCTATGAATAAACTAACAGAGATCAAAGAGAGACACAACGGAATCAAATTCATGTCACACACAAGAACACACAAAGACGCTTTACAGTATGAGGACGATGTAACTTACCTAATTTCTCTCCTAGAAGAAAAGGACAAAGCCCTAGCGTTCTACGCAGACGAAAACAACTACGAACAGCAGAAAGAACTATACGACGAGAATAACCCATTAGACTTTTATTTCGAAGAACCTTTAGTCCTCAACGGAAAAGGTGATATCGCCCGTAAAGCCCTTAATACATCCTCTAACAACGAAGGAGAGGTATAACGTATGACGCCAGAACGGATAGAAGAGATCAAACACGTAGCAAAACTTTATCCTAGAACGCCATCTTCTTACGTAAATGAGTTGCTGGCTGCTCTAGAAGAGGCACAACACCGTATCGGAGATTTGGAAACAGGCCTGCGAGTGTCAGAACGAACCGGAATGAAATGGTATGACGAGTTGGCAGAGGCACAAAAGAACTACAAATACGCTGCAGAAGCATCAGAGATGGTCAACACTTCATTGAGTCATGTGGCTGAAGAAAGAAACACATTACGTCAAGAGATGGCAGAGGCACAACAGACCATAGCCCGGCAACGGGAGGCGCTGGAAAAAATAGATAAAGCATGCCGGAAACGGTCGTTTAATGATTGCGGTGATCTGAGGGCTGTTGTATACGATATTGCATATGCAGCACTTGGAGGGGAGACACAGCCATGACACAGGTACAGCTAACAGACCAGCAGCTTAACCGGGTGCTAGCGGAGAAGATGGGGTACAGCGTGGTACTTCGTGGAGAAAGATTCGTGTTGTTGAACCCGAATGGACAAAGAAACTGGCATGTCACATTTTGTGATGATGAGCAAGAAGCATGGCTTCATACGCCTGATTACTGCACTGACCCTGCTGCCTCTCTAGAGGTACAGACAAAGGCTCTGGAAGTGGATACAGGGCAGTATCTCATAAACCTCTCTAAAGTAATTAAAGCTGATACGTCATTCGAGGGACTGCATATCAGATTCCCGAATTTGGACGAAACTATCAAGCAAATGCTACTCGCCAGCCCCCGAGAGAGGGCAGAGGCGGCATATATCACACTAAGAGGTGAAACCCATGAGTAGAGGAGTCAAAAGACACAGAAGAGTATCCCCTATGCCCGTAACATCATCCTTCCCACCCAGAGACATGAGTAAGACCTACTCAGAGCCTGTCTCCTACGTGTTAAGTGAGGAACAGTTAGCTGAGATCATCTTAAAGTACGGAGCGCCTACAATGCCTCTCAGTAGCCGTAGACCACACTCTGGCATGCACGAGCAGAGATATAAACCGACAAAGGGAGAGAAACGGAAATGACATCATTCGTGGGAATCGATCCATCAACAAAGACTGGCCTCGTCATGCTTAACGAACAAGGGGAAGCATACTATCAGCAAGAATTGTTACTGAAGACAGGCATATACTCCACAGCCCAGCAGATTAAGGAGTATGGAGAGTCGATTGTAAGAGCGTTGCCAGATAAGTCCATTGTGGCAATCGAAGGATTTTCGTTTGGATCTGTCGGTCAAGGAGTAAGCACACAGTACGGCGTAGGATTCGCCATCCGGTTCGCGCTAATCAACAGAGGCATCATGTACATTGAACCCACGCCATCACAGGTGAAGAAATTTGCCAGCGGTAAAGGTAACACTCCGAAGGATGGGCTAGTGCTGCCCATCTTCAAGCAATGGGGCTTTGAACACAGCAGTGATAACGTCCGGGACGCATTCATTCTGGCACAGATCGCGAAGAGTCTACAGAAAGGAGCAGAGCTAAAGAAGTATCAACAAGAAGTGATGGAAATGCTCATGAAACCAAAAGAAGGGAAGAAAAAGAAATGAACAAATACGAAGCTATATTTGCATCAGTTATGATAGCGTCACTATGCTCTGTGCTGATTGCGCTAATTATATTCGCATGAAATATTCTGCCATCATCCCACATTGGTACAGAGTAAACGACACAGCCATCCTCATAGACCAACGGTATGCGCTTGTAGGGCACTATAAGCAGATAGGTAACCAAATACACCGGGAACACATTAGACAGGCTGAGAAAGCCACACAGGAGGTTAAGAGATGATTCCTTACAATGACGTTATTGAAAAGTATGTATCTAATGGCGGTAACATCAAAAATTCAATGTTTGTACATTCGTTACCAGAACTCGAAGAACTTAGTTATATTGACACCAAGTATGGACGGATAGAATGCAAATTTAACCCGTACTTGCCTAACGATTCGATGTGGATTGTGGCTAAAACTGCTCCCTTTGATTCCAAATTTACATTTGAATAAACCTAGCGAAGCGACAGCCGGAAAAGAAAAGAAATAGTACAAAATTACCAGTTTAATATGATACAATAAGGGTATAAGCACAAATTTGATCTAAGGGGAGATAAACGTGGATTTGACAAACGCAACATTGCCTGAACTGAAGGCACGCAAGAAAGAAGTGGAAGAGTTACTGGCAAGTGGGACAGTAACCGTAGAACTGACGGACGAGCGCAACCTGCTGATGAACAAAATCTCTGAAATGGGAGGCAATGAAGAAGAGTCTGTAGAGGATGAAACCGATCAAGTAGTGGTACGAGCCTTGGAAGAGATCGACCTGTTCGGCGTACCTCTTGGGATGTACTTCGCAGATGTGACGGATCACATTGCTGTACGGACGGTAGTGCTGGCAAAGGTAAGACAGATACAAAATGATTTGGAAGAGTCGCAATTTGCAAACTACAGCCAAACCGAAGAATACGAAAACAAGATTAGCGAACTGCAACGGCAGATCGAAGAACGGGATACACAGATCACCGAGCTTAAAGCGGAGAAGTACGAAGTATCGCTGCTGGCTGAAGACCGCATGACACGCATTAACAACGCTTATAACGAGATTTTAGAAGCTAAGCAGACGATTGACGAGCTAAACGACAAACTGGCCGCAGCAACCGCTCCAAAGGCTCCTACACTAACGAACCTTGACGGTGCAGCAGGATATGTGAAGAAAGAAAAACGTGTGATCTACGATGTGCAGGAGAAAGGAAAGAACAAATTCACTGCGAAGTACGCTGACACCGACGAAGAGTTTGAAGATTATACAATCTACATGGACGGGAAATACCGTGTGGTGGAAAAGGCTGACGCCGACACGTTTCGTCAACTCTACTTGGACCAACACCCTACGCCGATGGTTGAAACTGCCCCCGAGGTAGAACCAACCGCGCCTCCCATTCGTGAAGAAGACGCAGCAGAGCTTGGATTGGATCAAGAAAACACTGGTGTGGAAGTGGCAGGACAAGCAGTTACGAGAGCCGAATTTACCGCACTCGAAGCCGAAGTCTTTGCCATCAAAGCAAGACTTAATCTATAAGAAATTGGACGAGCCATGAACCTATAGGGGAGGTTACAACATGGACTGGAAACAATCCTACAGTGACATAAGCGCAGAACTGAGCATCCTACACTTACACGAGTTAGAGCTAAGGAAGCGCTGGGAGAAAGCAAGACAAGCCATGGACGAGCACATCCTGCCGCTGGACAAGGCTTTAGAGTACTACAACAGAGCCGCAGAGATCCTAACGGCACATGTGGAAGAATGCGAGCGTGTAGAAGCCATTAAGCGGGAAATGGAGTCACACATGAGCAAGTTCAACACGTTGCCAAATGTAATAAAGTCCAAACGGCTGCAGGGCATGAGTTACAAGCAGATAGCGATTGAGACGGGTTACAGCGAGAGCCACATTAGGAACACAATATGCAAAGAGTACAAACATAGTACACACAAAGGCGCTGCAATGTAGTAATATGAGAGAGTGAGGTAGTGAGACACGGTAACGGCCGAACCGCCCCTTGTCTTGCTACCTTGCCCACCTCATTCCTCCGGGGAGCAGCCGATGTTCCCCAAAACATCATCGTTGTAGCTCAGTTGGTAGAGCGTGTCGCTAAACCGGATATGAATTAACCCGGAAGAGGCTTGTCGCTGGTTCAAGTCCAGTCAACGGTGTACATGTGCTCACTTAACTCAGCCTGGTAGAGTAATCGCCTTATATGCGATCAGTCGGTGGTTCAAGTCCATCAGTGAGTATAAACTTGGGGCGTGGGCCGAACAAATTCGGCGGTGTAGATCCACGTAACGGCATGAAGCGGCAACCGTTCACATTTATACGTTGAGTAAGGCGCTATAAAGACGGAACAAGTCACCAAAGCTGCATGAGAGTTGCAGTTAATAGCCCTTTACTGAGCGTGTAAACGTTCTAAGTTGACATGTGCGTTATGACGGTTAAGTTCCACTTAACTTAGTACATGTGGGCATGAATCATACTTGGGACTAGGCTAACCTGGGCCTGAGTGCATACTACGACTATTGCGAAATAGCGTATGGGGAACCTTATGTAGCTGGTGTGGATTATGTCCGGCGGGGACAAGGCAGAACACTTGACGAGTGATAAGGGTTAGGGTGTTCAATCATTAAGAGTAGCAGATAACCCTGTTACTCTTTTTCCCGTAATCGCGCATAATTAAAGTTATACGCACAAAAACATACGCAAATACGTAATTGTTGAAAAGTTAAGTGTCCCAAAAAGCGGGTGTTATATCGTAAATACGGCAGAAAAGGTGAAAATCATGCCCTGGTGGTGCTATTGGCTACTGAGTGACTTAGCAATCATGCTGCTAATATGGGGTAGAGAGGAACGGAGGTGAAGAAGATGGCAGGAGGAAGACCAAGCAGATACAAAGCAGAGTACGCGGAACAAGCTTACAAGTTCTGTTTGCTTGGTGCTGACGATAATAGGCTGGCTTCGATGTTTGATGTGGATGTGTCTACTGTTAATAGATGGAAGCTTGCACATGAAGAGTTTCGCGCGTCCATAAAAAGGGGCAAGGAAATTGCAGACGCTGAAATCGCTCATTCGTTGTATCACAGAGCCAAAGGATACAGCCACGAAGCGGTGAAGATATTCAATAATCAAGGTGAGATCATCAAAGAGAACTACATTGAACATTACCCACCGGATACAGGCGCGGCTATGGCATGGTTAAAGAACCGTGACCCGCAAAGATGGAGAGACAAGCAAGAAGTGGAACACAGCGGCGAAGTGAAACAGACCGTTAGCCACGATCTGAGGAAACTGTCACCAGAGGAGTTGAAGAACCTTGAGCAAATCCTTAGCAAAACTGCCGACACTGAATGAAGTCAAACAGGCTAGGGCTTATGTGGACTTCAGCTACTTTGTAGACTATGACAGTGAGTATAGAGATCGAGAAGGCAAACACCTAGACGTGCTGGACGAAACACTGATGAAAGTCTCTACCGGTGAACTACGGCGCGTGATTGTGACGATGCCGCCACGACATGGCAAGTCAGAACGGGTATCAAAGAAGTTTCCCGCTTGGCACGTAGGTAAGAATCCAGACGACGAAATCATATTAGCATCTTACTCCATTGACCTCAGTAGAGGATTCAGCCGTATAGCCCGTGACACGCTTAGTGAGCAGGTGGACATCTTCGGGAGTGTCGTGGATCCCAACAACAAGAGCGCGGAATCCTGGAGCATTGAGGGCCATCGTGGAGGGGTAACAGCGGCAGGGGTAGGCGGTTCTATCACCGGTAAGGGCGCACGGATCGCCATCATTGACGACCCTGTGAAGAACGCAGAGGAAGCTAATTCAGAAGTGATGCGAGAAAAGGTGTGGGAATGGTACACATCTACTCTGTACACTCGTTTAACACCAGATGGACGTATCGTGGTCGTTATGACCCGCTGGCATGAAGACGACCTCGTAGGACGCTTACTCAAGAAAGAAGCAGACGAGTTAAAGGAAGGAACACACGAGGGCGAGCGTTGGACAGTGATCAACTTCCCGGCACTGGCAGAAGACAATGATTTCTTAGGCCGTGCTGCAGGAGAACCACTCTGGCCGGAGTTTGGCTTTGATGCTAAGCGTATGAGCCAGATCAAGTCCGATGTTGGCTCTTATGTATTCAATTCCTTGTATCAGCAGAGACCGAGTGCGGCAGGGGGAACCATTTTCCAGCGGAAGCATTTCAAATACTTTGCAGAGGAAACCAAGTATGTGTCCATGCAGTACTTCATTGTAGGGGATCGGCGATACGAGAAAGATCAGTGCCGCATCTTCCAAACCGTAGACACGGCAAACAGTGAGAAGACGATCAATGACTATTTCGCTGTAACAACGTTCTACATCACCCCAGATAACGACATACTGATCTACGATGTATACCGGACACATATCATCGGACCAGATCAAAAGCCGCTCATGAAGGAACTGAACCACCGCTACCGCCCATCATTCCAGGCGATAGAGGACAAGACCTTTGGAACAAACCTCATACAAGAAATGACCCGCGAGGGCATGACGGTCCTTCCGATCAAGGTCGATAAGGACAAGGTTACCCGTAGCTTACCCATAGCTGCACGGTATGAGTCAGGGAAAGTGTACCACCGGGAGAACGCACCGTGGTTGACAGACTTTGAAGACGAGCTACTAAGCTTTCCCCGTGGTAAACATGACGACCAAGTCGACACCATCTCGATTGCCGGGGAGCTTGTGCATACAATGGTCTATGATGGTACACCGTGGACGGCATCACCAAACTACAAGGATAACAAAAACTTTGATGAAGACGATGACGAACCACAAACAGAAAGGGGCTGGGCCAACTGGTAACCATTGCACTCACTGTCACGATAGGCATTCTTGTGCTGTTCATCGGCTATCAGATGCGTGTTATTGACCGCTTGACCGATAAGATCATGGCAAAGGACTATGTCGAATACAAGCAACTAGAAGCGCCTGTAACGCCTTTAGACCTGCCCAAGCATAAACCTAAGAGCTGGGCAGACGAAGTGCATACAGACGAAGATTAGGAGGTGACGCATGAGCCTATTGGAACGCACCAAAGAAAAGATTGTCGGAATCTTCGACATTGAGAACAAAAAGCCGATCATGGAGCCGATCAATACACCGGTACAACAAAAGATGCTGGATGTGGTCGATCAAGATTGGCAAGTCTACAAAGAGTTTAAGCAAGACTTTGACGATCAATGTGAGCTGGAAAAACAGATCTATGCCGGGGACCACTGGAAAGACCTTCGCCCGGACAGCGCCATTAAGATGCGTCCGAGTAACGTGGACAACATTGCCGGCGCGCAGATTGATGCCATCTTAGGCAAGATCACTGGCTGGGATCCGTTCCCGGACTTTGAAGCCCAAGACGAACAGGATGAACAGAAAGCAAGGGACCTGAACGACTTCATCCCGTTTGAGCTGCGGCAGATTGGCTTTCGTACCAAGTATGGGCTGGCTGTAAAGAATGCGGTGTTACATGGTCCGCTCATCATGCAGATGGCCTATGACCCTACCGTCGAAGGTGGACGAGGACAGAACCGCTATGACGGGCAGAACGATATCATCCCGGTCGAGCTGGACAACTTCTTCCCAGACCCGCGAGTGAGAGACTTCATCTATCTGCAGAAGATGGGCGCCATCATCAAACGGTTTCACCACACGATGGAGTACATCCGGGAACGGTGGGGAACGCAAGGCGATAAGGTATTTCAAGACAGCACATCCGGTGGAGATCACTCACAAAGCGACTTCAACCACACCGAATACAGCAGCGGACAAGCCCACACATACCGCAACACTGCTGAGGTGCTGGAGTACTGGTACAGAGGGCTTCCCAAGGTCATAACGAAGGAAGACAAGGCACTGTTCGAGGAACAGGCACAGACGCTCCTGGAGAGCGGCAAGGACCCTTCTGAAACGGTCGCCAAGGTTGACGGCACGATGGAAGGCGTACACTGCATCTACATTAGTACCAATGGTGTGTTCTTGGAGCACAAGGCGTATGTGTACGATCACGGTAAATATCCATTTAGCGCACGTACCATTTGCCCAATTGACGGTTACATATGGGGCAAGGGCTTTATGCGAGACATGGTCAAGCCGCAGCAGATGTTGAACCGGTTCG